GTAAGACCAGAACCATAGAGAACGTTAAGGTTATCATTAGCATCTAACTCTAGTCCATCACCGGCTGTAAAGGAAGTTCCACCACCGCCTCCAGTCGCACTAATTACGTTTTGAGCACTAATTGAAATTCCGCTTCCTGCAGTATAAGTAGTATCCGTAGCGCTAATAGTATTTCCAGAAATTGAAATATTACTTCCTGCAGAGAGTTTAGGCTGGATTGTAGTAGTATCAACACTAATTACGCCAGAAGTTATATCAATTCCAGAGCCAGCAGTATAAGAGCTAGAAGCATTATTAATTACGTCTTGAAGGGTTTGAGCCTGAGAAGAATTAGCTCCTGTAAAACCACCAACTCCATAGAGATAAACATCATTATTCTTCTTAGCTTCTATGATATTTAATTCAGAACCAAGAGCAGTACCATTACCAACTGTAAATTGAGTTTTATCAGCATCAGTACCAGAAGAAGTAGATTTATTCCATTTTCCAAGACCAATTTCATAAGAATTTGTAGCTTTAGCACTAGTTCCAAGGGCTACAGAAAGATTTGCACTGGCATTAGCACCATTTCCAATAGCAATAGCATCAGTACCAGAAGCTGAAGCATTAGAAGTAGCAAAAGACCTAGTACCAGAAGCAACTGGATTTGAACCAAGAGCTACAGAATAATCACCAGAGGCAGCAGCAATATCACCAAGAGCTACAGAAGAAATTCCAGTAGCATCAGATTGTTTGCCAACTGCAAAAGCATTAGTTCTGGTAGCTGAAGTTTGATTTCCAAGAGCTACAGAATAATCACCAGAAGCAGTAGTATACCAACCAGCAGACAGAGCAAAATCACCAGAAGCAGTACCATTAGAAGTGGAAGCTGGAATTGAAAGTAAGGAATCAGTTCCAGAACCAGAAGTCCATAGTCCAGAACCTCCTCCACCACCAACTACCTCAAGATATCCATTAGCATCAACCTGAAGTCCATTACCAGCTAAAGCATTAGCATCTACGTTTAAGTGTCCATTAAGGTCAGAGGTAAGAGCAGTACCAGCTAAGTCAGAAGCATCAACAGAGATTTCATTATTAGAATCTATATCAATTCCGTGTCCAGCTGTATAAGTAGTTCCACCGCCACCACCTGTAGCAGAAATTACATTTTGAGCACTAATTGATATTCCAGAGCCCGCTGTATAAGTAGTGTCGGTAGCACTAATTGTAGTTCCGTTAATTTGTATATTAGAACCAGCGCTATAAGAAGGAATATCAGAAGTAAGAGCTAAAGTTCCGGAAGAAGAAGGAAGGTCTATAGAAACCTGAGAACCTCTTTCAATATGGTCATAGTAGAACTTAGTATCACCAGAACCATTTTCAAAGATTTCAATATGGGGCTCGACGCCAGGTGTATCATAAGCAACAAGTTTAACATAGTCCTCACTATTTCCATCCATTACCGTAAGCTCTGTATCCCCAGTTCCATCTAAGAAGTTTTGAACCGTTCCAGAAGCATCATTTCGTAGGTAAGAGTTAAGGTCAGCATCAGTAGCTAGAGTGGCAGGACCAGTAGGGAAAGAGAGTTTATCCCCATTTACGGTTATACCATCCGAACCATAGACAGCAGTTCCATTAGAATCTTGAACCTCTATATAAGCAGTTCCATCACCAGGATTGTTTGGGTCATCAGCAGTATAAATATCTATATCCCCGTATCCATTAGGCGAGGTTATTCGTAGGTCAGTGGAGTCGGTATTATTAGGGTCATCCTGTAATTGTCCTCCAGCAAGTGGTAAGAACGGCATTCCAAAGGGGTCAACCTCTAAGTTTCCATTACCATCTAGCTGTAGACCAGAACCGTATAGAACATTTATATTATCATTAGAATCAATATGAATAGCATCACCGTCTCCATAAGTAGTCCCACCGCCACCTCCGCCTGTAGCAGAAATTACATTTTGTGCAGAAATTGAAATTCCAGAACCTGCAGTTAATTTAGGTTGGATTGTAGTAGTATCAACGGCCAGAGCATCATTTCCATCCAGGGTAAGACCAGCACCGTAGTTTACATTAATTTGGTCCTGAGAATCTATATCAATTCCGTGTCCCTGAGAATAAGTAGTTCCACCTGAAATTTGTATATCCCCAGAGCCAAGTAGTGAATTCCCGTTTATAGTTTTAAGGTTTGTTCCAGAAACCAGCTTTTCCTGAATTACGGAAGTATCAACATCAAAAGCTCCATTTGAATTCCAGCTAAGACCATCACCAGCAAGAGCAGGGTCAATTTCTAAAATAGGATTTGTTCCGTATCTAAGTGCTCCTATTAAACCAGTTCCAGCAATTTCAGCAGAATCAATATCAATTTTATTATTTGAATCAATATCAATAGAAGAACCAGGAGTTAGCTTTTCCTGAATTACGGAAGTATCAATAGCAAGATATCCTCCGCCAGCATCTCTAAGTCCATTTCCAGCTATATCAGAAGGGTTAATAGACAAGTCTCCATTAGCATCTCCAATTAAGCCATTTCCAGCAATTTCATCAATATCAACAGAGATAACATTATTAGAATCTATATCAATTCCATCACCAGCTGTATAAGTAGGTCCAGAGCCTCCTCCTGTAGCAGAAATTACATTACCAGAAATTGAAATTCCAGAACCCGCCTGAAGAGTATCCTGCTTTTGGGTATCAACATCATCCAGCATATCCTTAAGTGTAGTATTAAGAATAGCACCGGTAATAGCCTGGACTCCATTAGTATTAACGTTTTGGTCAATTTCGTGTTTTATATTATTAAAATTCGCCATTTTATTTTATAGTTTAATTTATGACCTGCCATTTTGTCAGGTTTTGTCATACATTAATTGGTTTTACCCAGAAATCATAGTTAAAATCAATATTAAAGTCTCCAAGGATGTCTTTAATATCATCATAACAATAGTCGGAAGGGACCTGTAGCTGTAGTTCGCAATAGACTCCTGCGCACCAAGCCTCGAATTTATTTGTAAAGGGAGTATAAGTGTAGTCATAGTAGACATTAAAGATATCAAGGTCCCGTAATTTATGAAGGATGCTTTCAAGGGTTTGAATTCCCTTCGACTGGACCTCTATTTTATTTCTCCCGTCCTCCGTTAATCTATCAACGTAGTAGAACCTAAAACCAAAAGATAAAAAGTCTTCTTCCGTGTGTGAGTGGGTCATTTGTTCGCAGCAAAAAGCGCTGTATTTGACAGTAATATTGTTTGTATTAAGGTCAAAAACATTTCCAGAGAGAACCAAAGTATTTATATTAGGCTCCGAAGCTGCAGTATCATAAATAGTTTTAATTGTTTCAAAGAGAGTCATAAATTAGCCCCTCCCGCAGCAAGTTTTTCCAGAAATTTTACCTCTTCTTCCGCCCATCCATATTCCGCCTGTAGCAGCATTATCTAGATTTGCCTGTATACAAGAGCATTGAGAATCCTGTAGTTCCGGAATAAATTGTTTGTGTTTAAGAAGATATTCCTGTAAGAGTCCGCAAAAATAGTCTGCCTTTCGAGCATATTGTTCCATGATATTATAAGTATCATCCAGGCTCATAGAAGAAACATTTTCATCATAAGTCTGGGAAACGCCTATATTATCAATTTTAAAGCTCGTAGTAAGACATAGATTTTTAATAGTAGTATAGGCCAGGAAGTATTGGCACTGGTCCAGAATTTCTTTATAAATTCCGTTTTCAGGGAGGTCAATTTCTTCAGAATCAACTAGTTCTTTTAGTCTCTCCAAAAGGCAACTTCCAAGAATTCCACGAAGCTCTATTTCCTGGGCCTCTCGAATAGCAACTCTAAGATATTTCCCATTTACATTATTGGAAATATTAGAATAAGATTTTACAAATTCTTCCGAAGTAAGAAGAACATCATTATAAACGTCCATAAATTATTCCTCCCCGAAATCAATAGAAAAAGGTTTAATTCTTCCCCATCCCGGTCCGAAAATTTTATCAAAACATCTTGAAATAGATTTTTGGAACGGCATCACCATAGTTCTATTAAAGAGTTTAAAGGACTCCGAAAATTCTTGTTCCGAAAATCCTGTAGTTTCGGTCATTATTCCGAAAAGGTTTGGAGAAGCACGGAAGGCAGTAAAGAGCTCCTGTTTAGTTCTTTCTGAAAGTGTCTTATACCTTTCTCCATAGTCTTCCGAATCTATTTTAGTAATAGTAGTTTCGTTATCCTTCGAGTCATTAAAACATAGGACCGGTCGAGAAGCATTTTCAGGACCGCTGTATTTATCATAGAAGTGGTCCTCAATTTCTTCTTTTTGGGTTTGGTTTGGTTTTCCGGAGTTAAAATTTATGATATAGGACCCATTAAAGTTATTATTTATGGAATTTAAGTGGAAGTGGTTAATTAGCTTTTCTGTTTCGCAGGCAAGAAGAGCCGAAGAATAGACAGGTTCCGGGTAGTTTTTTAGACCGTGGGAGTTTTTAAAGTAGAAAATAGAAGAATATTGTTTGGAATCATCAGGGTCAAAAGCCGGGTATTCCATATATTTAACTCTTCCAAAAGATTTTCCCCAGTCATAGGCATAGTAAATAGTTTTTAAGTCCTCCGAAACACGAATATTAAAGAAAGGGAGGTAATAAATTTCAGCAATTCCGCCTAATTTATTTCTAAGAATATTTAAAGCCCATCCTCCGTAAATAGCTAAGTCTTCCGCAATAAAACCAAGAATATCTTCTAAAGTTTGGCCTTTTGAATTTACCTGGTCTTGAAATTGAGCAACATTTATTTCAACTCCATCTCCCGCTATATAATCTCTAAGCCCATCTTCGAGAGCCCTAAGAGTTGAAACATTCTGTCTTAAGTCAAGTAGGTAGTCCGGAAAATCATTATTCTTCCCCCAGGAGATAAAACCTCGAGCCGTATTTGTTTCAACCGGCCGTATAATATTATTCTCTAAGTATTCATCAATAGCCCTAAGAGAAATAAACGTAGTTCCCTCATTGGGAGTTTTATTTTCATTCATTATTTATCAATTAAAAACTAGGGTTATATTGGTTTTGTTTGAATTTCTTTTTATAAGTTTTAGTTCCGTCTTTATATTTTCCTATTTGTAAGACCCCGTAGCTAATAAGATTTTTCTTATTATCAGAGTCGGGCGAATCCTGGAGATAAAAGTCAAGAGAGAAATCAAAGTTAAAATCTCCAAGACCAGAAGCTTTTGGCCTTAATTTGTATTGGTATTCTCCATTAGGAAGGTCCTTAAAGTTTAAAGTAAAACAAAACCAGTTATTATACATTCCCTCATCTATAATCCCGCTGTAAAGATATTTGTAGTTTGAAACCAAGGAATAAACCTCCAGGTCAAATTGGTATTCATAGACGGAGAAATTTTTAGGAAGGTAAATAGTTTGTGGGCTTTCTTTATCAATAATCAAAACCATACCTTATAAAAATTTAGCCTCCCACAAGGAAAGATGACCAAGTAGGAGGCGTTTGTTTAAAATATTAAATCAAAAGTATTATTCACCAGGCTCTTCCTCTTCCTTTTTACAAGGGTCGGGGCCGGGGGCTTCAAGAATAGTAGCTGTAGAATAAACGAAATCAGGGTCAATTTCGTGTGGCCAGTCGTTAGAAACATCATTAAGAGTTATCTGGTAGTGGTTTGCGTCTGTATTGGAAGTTCCAGTTTCGCCAGTTCCGGCGGAAGCAGAAACAGCCAGGTTAAGACCTAAGAACCAGTGGTGTCCATTAGCATCTTCGACAATAGCAGCAAATTCACCAGCAAGAAAAGCGCTCATAGCTTTTCTTTTCTTATATTCCATAGCTCTCCAGTCAATAACAAGGTCAGTAGAAACCGAAGCGCCATTATTTTCGTCGACATTAAGAGTCGAGGTCATTGAACCGGTATTCTTTCTAAAGTCAAAAGTAAAGAATTTGTAGTGTCCTGTTCCTGAGATAAGAGGAATAGAAGTGATAAGGCCATCTGAATCAATAGAAGCTTCAACACCAGCAATATCCACGTCATCATAGTTCGCAAGATAAACCTTCCTTATTCCTCCCATACTTCTGTCGCAAAGACATACCTGTATACCGGAGTTAAGAGTAGAACATGCCATATTATTTCTGTATTTTAAAGTTAAAAATAGAAGGGGAAATATCAGTGTATTAGATATCTAGGACACCTCAATTTCCCCTATATAATAAATTAGATATAAAGAGCAACAGCCTCAGAAGGGTAAGCAATTTGAGTTCCTGCAATAAAGGAAACATCAATTCTGAATTCTCTGTTATCCTTTGAGTACCATAAGTCGAAGGTCTCAATATCACTTTCTAGGTCGGTGCCATATACGAAATTAGAGGCACGGCCAGCAACGACAACAGCCTGAGCACCCTGAACATTGTCAAGACCAGGAACACCAATAACACGAATTCTAGTGCCAGGGAAATAGGCAACTCTTTCATTTAGGCTGTCCGGGCTTGGAGCGAAGTGGTAAAGATTTCCATCAAGGAATTCAAAGATAGCCTGGTTAAAAGCAGCGCAGCCAGTAAAGAGAACAACATCATCTTTGCCGGAAACTGAGCAAGGAAGAGCAGCAATAGCCTCTTTCAGAAGTTCATACATATTAGTAGCACTCTGGGCAGCCTGGTATACGCCTTCATAATTCAGAATAGTAAGGAAGCCGTCGAATTCGCCTGTATTAGCGCCATCACCCTGCCATACGAGGTTTTCAACTTTTTCTTTAATTCCATCTAGGACGCCATTAGTAAAATAGCTTTCAAAAGGAAGGTCGGAAGCAACTTTACCAGCGGCAACCTTAACTTGGTATTGAGCCCAAGTTCCATAGAGGTTCTTATCACAAACCGCCATATTCACTCTCAGCGGTTTTGCATCAATAATTCTTTGAGTAAGGGTGGAAGTTCCATCTTCATTCCAACCGCAGGCATCAGCCTGGAGAGCAACATCAAAATCAATAAGGTTAAGAGCGGTAGGGCCTTTAACGCCAGTCTGTAGATTTACATAATCAAGAGTAGGAGCGCCCATTACGGACTTAGCAATCAGTTCTTCTCTTCTCTGCTCGACATAGGCAGGAAGCGAGCTAACAACATAAGAATTAGCCATAGTTAATTAAAATTTTTTAATAAGTTAAATAGGTTTTAGTCTTTTAAGTGTGCAAGAATTTTGGCGGCTTTATTCCCCTTAAAATCTTTCACATTAGTCTTTTTAAATTCTTCAGCAATAGGCTCCGCAACAGGCTCGGCCAGCTGTTCCTTAATAGAATCTAAAGCTCTCTTAAGTTCTTCAACTTCAGCTTTAAGTTCATCTAGTTCTTTTTCGAGGTCTCTTACTTCTTCCTCGGAAGCTGGCTCTTCAACAATTACTTCAGCCGGTTCCTCGGAAATGACTTCCTCTGCAAATTCTTCTTCCTTCGGTTCTCCTGAAACTTCTGCTTCAGGGTCTCTAATTTCGGAAACTCTGCCATCAACGACGACAATAACTTTTTGGTCTTCAGTCTGGTATTCTCCATCTTCTAGGGGTTCGTAAGCTTCATTAAAAACTTCATCACCGGCTTTTAGGTCTTCTTCGCCGGGCCAATAAATAGTTCCTTTGTCTGTAGCAACTTCACCGAATTTCAGGAGAGCCTTCAAGAATTTAGTTTTTAAACTCATCTCTTCTTTTTTTAAGTTAAGTTTTTCTAGTCTGAATAGTCCTTCTAGGGAAAAACCTTTAAAAGTTCCATTCTTAATCTCATTCCATACGGAGTCATTTTCAACGTGGTAGGTCGCAAATAAACTCCCATCTTCTATATTTTCGAATCCAACGGGGGCAACACCTTTTTCAGAATCTTTTATAAATAGCTGTATAAGGTTCACTCCCTCGACGTTTGAATCAGGCAGGTGCATTATATTTATAGAGTTTTGGTTTCCATCCATAAATATCTTTTCTGCCATAATCTTAATAGTCTCTGGAGAGTATCTTATATAAAAAGGTCCATATTTCGGGTCCTCCTTATATATATTGAAATTAGCTCTCATAACAACTCCTGTAATAAGGCGCTGTTCCTCCGACTGGATTTCAAATTTTAATTCTTTTTGTTCTTCCCGGAAGGCTAAAAAATTAGAATCAACCGCAGGAAGGTCCACCAAAGAAATATTCAGTATACCCTCATCTTCATTTGTGATAAGGGCTTCATATACGGGTATTTTCATAGTTTTAGAAAGTAGCGTTTTGTTCTCTTACCTGGACTCTATTCCCAACCTCTTCAATATCCGACTCTAAGACATAAACCTGGGTATTCCCCGGGGCGAAAGAATCACCCTGTAGAGAAAGGTTTGTAAGTCTTTGTAAGTCATACTGCTCATTTAGTAGAGGCTCAACTCCAGCCCCTCCGGAAGCTGTAATTCCGGTTATAGAGGTGTTCCCGGAGCCCATTTGTGTAGATTTTATTTCATTAACCTGGGCCATACCAGTAATCATAGCTGTAGTAGCTCCTGCAGCACCTATAATAGCACCCCAAGGCATGGGTGCGGAATTCATACCCTGCATAAAGGCTCCTGCCATACCTGCTAGTGTAGAAATAACGGCTTCAGAAATCTTAAAAGCTTTCCATTTCTCAGAGCCTTCTTCTTCACCCTGCAGCATATAATCAACCATAGAGGACCACATTCCGCTGTAGGCCGAAAGCATTCCCTGGGCAATTTGAATATCTTTCTTTCTCTTTGCCAGGAGTCTGTCTTCAAGTTCTTCTCTGTGCTCATATTCAGCCTGCAGCATCTCCATTTCCGTAGTATCTCTTTCCCTTTTAAGGTCAAAATATCCGGCGTCGGACTCATTCATAGTAGAGAGGTAAAGGTCATAAAGCTCTAAGCGCTTTTGGTATCCCTGCATCTCTATATCATATATGACATCCTGTTTATGGTATTCAGCCTGCTCGTCTTTTTCGTGGTCTGGGTTTCGAGTCCAAAGTCTGCTGGCACCGGAAATCTTTTGAGCTTCATCAAAAGCCTGGTCAGAAAGTTCCTGGTTTAGAGAATCCATCAGGTCTTTTGCTCTTTGCTCATTTTCCTGTTTTAGGCGGTCTGTAATCTTCTGCTCTTCTTCAGAAATAATAGCAGCTCTTTGCTCTTCATACTGTCTGGTTAATAGCTCAGTATCATATCCATATTTTTGAAGTAATTCTAGGTTTTTAGAATATTCCTCATAAAGAAGAGTTTCTCTGGATTTATTTCCCTTTAAAAGTTCTTTATAAAGGTCTTGTGCCTGCTTTTGTTCTTGTTTTAATCTTTCTGCAGCTTCGGAGCCAGCCTTTTGGTTAATTCTTTTTATATCAGCCTGGTATTCTGCTTCGAGGTTTGCAAGAGCTTTATTTCTGTCGGAAATTCTGGTTATATTTTCCTCAACATATTTTTTATCCTCTTCGTATTTAGCTTTTCTTTGGTCGAGTTCAGACTTTAAGGCGTTTGCAGCAGCTTTAGCTCTCTTTTCAGTCTCAGTTATAAAAGCCGTAGTAGCAATATTCTGGTCTTTTACAAATTGAGCGGTATTTGCGGTTTGTTCATCAATAATATCATCATTATTTTTCTTTTCATCCTGCAAGAATCTCTCAAAGTCAGCTAATTCACCACCTAAGTCGAATATGCTATATTCATTTTCGACTTTTCTCTTAAATTCAAGGACTTTTCCCCAGCTCTCTCCAAGACCCATTAAGTCTTCGGAAATATTCTCAGTAATTTCTTTTACTTTATCTTCAACACCAGCTGGAATTCCAAAATCAAAAGCATTAGATTTTGCAACCGCAGTTCGAGCCTCTTTAATTTTTTCTAAGTAATCATCAATAACGCCATTAAGTTCATTTCTAATCTGAATTTCATCATTAGCCTTTTTAATATTTTCATTAGCAATTTCTAGGTCTGTTTTTCCCTGTGCTCTTCTAAGTCGGTTTTGGTAGTCAAGAGCTTCTTTATATCTATCTCTAAGCTCTTTTGCCTGGTCTGCCGAATTTTTAACCTCAGTAGTTATATCTTTTTGTCGGCCAAGGACTTTATCAACCCAACTCGAAATTTCTTTCCAGTGCGCAACAATCTCTCCAAGGGCAACCAAGAGAAGACCAATTCCAGTAGAAGAAATAGCAGCTTTTATGCTCGTTCCAGCAGCTGTAGCCGAAGTTCCAACTGCTTTAAAGGCTGGCACTAAGGACTGGACCGTCTTTATAAGCTGTCCAATAGTCGGGTTAATTTTGCCAACTTCTGTGGAAATAGCTTTAAAGACACTATCAAAAGCCTGCTCATAGTTTCCGACGTTTCTCTGGTATTGACCCATACTGGCATCAATATCCTTCAGCTGCGTATCAAGTTTTGAAATATTTTGGAGAATAGCCTGGCCTGTAGTAGAATTTCTCTCAGTCTCGGAAAGAGCTTTATACTGTGCTCTAAGGGATTTTAGCTGGTTATTTAGGTCATTATACGAGCCAGCTGCAGCATCAGTATTAGTCTTTCCAATCTTCATCACATCATTAAGTCTGGCCTGGTCCGTAGCAATTTGTTCGGCAATAGTAGCGTATTCTTCAGAATCTTCGTTTAGTCCAAGTAAGGCTCCTCGTAAGTCTTCAATATGTTTTTTGA